GACCTTGTTGGCGTTGAGGGTGATGCGCCGCACCGTCAGCGCAGGGTTAGTAATGCGCTCAAACAGCTTTGCGCTTTTGTTGATGAGGGTGCTGCCCAGATTGGTAGGGGCATCGAACCGGACAGTGCCGTGCGCCGCTTTGGGGATGATTCTGCCGTAGCGGTCGGTCTGGGTCAGACCACGATAGCCGCCCTTGTCCACGTTCTCCCGGTCGTAGCCTATCTCCAAGGTGATGGATTCCGTCACCAGTTTCTTTTCCGTGAGTCGAAACATCAGAATCTCCGCCATCTCCCGGACGATGAGCTTTGCCTTATCGTTGGGGTATGGACAGGTCAGCACCTGCCCCTCGCTGATGCTGTTGGTGCCGGGCTTGTAGCTTTTGATCTGCTCCATGCCGCAGGGTTCGTAACCCCATGCGTGGTCGATGAGGATCTCTGCATCCACGCCAAAAATCTCATACAGACGATCTTCTCCGTGGATGGAAAACCGTGCCAAGTCCCCCATGGTATAGATGCCGTGGGATTCCAGCCGCTTGACGGTGCCGGGACCGGTCATCCAGAAATCCGTCAGGGGTCTGTGGTTCCACAGCAGATACCGATAGGACTGCTCATCCAGTTCCGCAATGCGGACACCATCTTTGTCTGCCGGGATGTGCTTTGCCACAATGTCCATGGCCAGCTTTGCAAGGTAGAGGTTGGTGCCGATGCCTGCCGTTGCCGTGATGCCGGTGTTGTACAGCACCTCCCGCACCATGGTCATGGCAAGATCATGGGCGCTCATGTGATAATAGGGCAGATAGCCCGTCACATCAATAAAAACCTCGTCGATGGAGTAGGGGTAGATATCCGCAGGAGACACATATTTGAGGTAGGTTTTGTAGATCTGGGTGGAAACGTCCAGATACCGCTGCATTCGGGGCGGCGCAACAATGTAACTCAAGCCCAGTGCAGGGTCTGTGTTCAGGGCGTTGGCATCGAAAGAGGTGCTGGCAAAGTGGTACTTGCCATCCTCTCCCCGGACCGTCTTTTTCTGCCGGATAGCAGTTTGTAGCCGCTGGGCGTTGACCTCTTTCACTCGCTGGACGGCTTCAAACAGCCGCGCTCTGCCGGGTATTTTATATGCCTTTAAGGAGGGCGATACCGCAAGGCAGATGGTCTTTTCCGTCCGGGTAGCATCTGCTACCACCAGATTGGTAGTCAGCGGATCAAGATGGCGGTCAACGCATTCCACCGAAGCGTAGAAACTCTTGAGGTCGATTGCGAGATAGGTGCGCTTTTTGCCGTCCATCGTCCTGTCCTTTCCGTGTGCTTATCAGACCTCCACAAACCACCGCCCGAAGCGGCTGGGAAACGTTCGGTCCGCACGTTCAAAAAACAAATGCCGCTCTTGTCCTTTAATGATTACAGTATAACAGTCCCCCGGCAGGTCGGCAATGGTAGATGCTGGGCGGAAGTCCCGCACCTGCTCAATGGGGTACGTCCGACCATCGCCCCATATAATCTGCCGGGGCTGCATATAGCCGGTTGCATCAAAATCAGAAGTCACTTTCACATAAACCTTTTCTGTTTTGCGGCGGTAGTTCTGATTCATTCTTCACAGCTCCTTTGCACAAGATACAACCATTTATCTCATTATAATAAATCTTTGCGCTGTTTTCAAGAGCAAATACAACAGCTATTAGCGATACAAAAAATATACGGCTATATTTCAGTGTGAAGCCTGAATATAGCCGTATTTCTGCTTTATGGAAGATTTAATTGTTCTCCTCAAAGTTCTCGACCTGCTCCATGACTTTTTTGAAAACTTCGGGGCTGTACTGTGTTCAGCTTTTCATTCAGACTGCGACCCAAAAGGAACGCATTGTTGTGGCAAGCAGTGCAGACGTATATACATCTGCTTATTTTGCGTTGCAAAATGCTTGTTGGGGAGCGCCCCAAGCCCCTTTGATCTGCATTTTCCAATGCAGGCTGCGCATCCCTGCGGGACGCTTTTTACCCGGTGATGCTTTCCGGGTCATTGAGGACTTGCATAAGGTGAGAAGTGGCTTCTGCCAGAGAAGCATACTTCATCTGTTCCGGGACAGGCGCATTCAAAAGCGAAATGCCCCATTCCTGCATACATTTCGCAAGCTCCTTCTGCGCCAGCAGAGCAGCCTCCCGGCGCACTTCCGGGGAAGCGTCTGCATCCAGAACGTAGGCAGCATGAAATCCGCCGTTGCGATCTTCCGTCAACTGCACCATGGAATTGTGGTCGATCCAGAAGTGACAGAACCAGACCATGCCGCCGATTTCTTCCATTTGGGAGCGCATCTCTTCATCATCGCTCCATTGCGGCATCTCGGAGAGAATACTCTGCAATTGCTCATACGCCTGCTGTTCGGCAGGGGTAACTTTCTTGCAGCGGTATTCACGCTGGATGGTGCGTTGCCAGTACAACGTCAGCTTGCCCTGTTTTGCTTGCTCGATCGCATTCTGAATATCAGCTAAAATGCTGTACCGTGGTTCTCTCATTTTGATACCCCTAAAATCAATTCTTTAGGAAACAATACATTCTATAAGAATTATTATAACCGAAAGGAATGAAAAAGAAAAGCGCACCGGCTAAATTTCAGCCGATGCGCTTGCAAAGTTTGTGGTTTATTCCTCGTTTGTGAGGTAAGGGAGATTGCCGATATAGGTGTCCAGCAGATCGAGTGCCGCTTTTTTCTGGATCGGAGTCAAACCTTCCAGCCGCTTGCGGATCTCGTCGTCGGTCACATGGGATGCACTGGGAACCAGATCACACAACAATGTGTCTGCGGAAATATTCAGAGCGTTCAGAAGTTTAACAATGGTGGCAAGGCCGGGTTCCTTTAAGCCACGCTCTACCATGCCGATATAGTTGGAGGAAAGCTCGGATTTTTCCGCAAGTTGTTCCAGCGTCAACCCATGCTTTATCCGCTGCTCCCGCAGTCTCTGTCCAAAAAGCTCTTTCATAGCGCAACCTCATCCTATCGTGTTCTTTACACTCCATAGGATACCTGTTAAACGCATGAACATACACAATCGAAAGAGATGAACAATTCCGTTAAAGATTGAACTAACGGAAAAAAGATTGCCGGAAGCAGACCTCTTACGGTCAACTCCCGGCAATCTTTTCTTATCGAACTTGCTCGTTCTCCTGTACTGTTTTTTCTTCCGCAAAAAATCGCTCCACGTTTTTCTGTGCCCGAACCAGTTCTTGCATCTCGTTCCGTGCCTTGCGGTAGTCCGGGTAGGCTGCTTTCTTTTGGGTCAGTAGTTCTGCAAACTCCGCATCCAACTCCTTGACCTTTGGGAGCGTTTTCAAATGGGATTCATCAAACGCCGCTTTCGCCGCCTTGTGCAGAGTAATCTCCTCCCGGTGGGCTTCCAGAAAAGTTTTGCTGTACCCGGCTTTCCGATAAGCAGCGTACACATCACGGGTCTTGGCATAGTTGATGATGTGAGTTTTCAGCACGGCGATTTCGGTCAACCCCGCTTCTGCCGCTTTGATGGAATCCCCCATAGTATGATAGCGTTCGGTTGCCGCCGCTGCACGTTCCCGCAGCTCTTCGGCACTGCTGATTTTCTGCTCCTGCAAGAACAGCAGGGTCTTGGACATCTCTTTCAGATTAAACTTGGTTGCCCACTTTTTGTAGCCGACACTTTTGCCCTCTGCCATTTTCCCCTGAATATCCACCAGCAACTGGAAGGGCTGCTCTTTGGGCTGCTTTTTCTGGTACGGCTGGTGCTTCGCCTTTCCCTCCAGCACCGCCTTGATCTCGTCCTCGCCGTAGCCGGTACCCAGTGTGCGGAAACGGATAAATCGTTTCTGCCCCTTGCCTTTTACCGCCGTGTGCTTGCCACGCTTCACCTCATAGCCCTGCTGCTCAAGCTTTTGCAGAAACGCTTCGTAATCTCCCGGTTTTTCTGCGAGGATTGTGTCGATGATTCCGCACAGGCGGTCACGGTTGCTCTCCTTAGGCGGGTAGACGATGCGCTTCTGCCGTTCCCGGTAGGGCTTCTTTTCAATGACGGACAACTGGTGTTCTAAGCAAATCAGGTCGCTCAACCGCTGCACAGCCAACGCCGAAAAGAAAAAATCCCGGAACTTTCTGCTGCCATCCAACGCTGTGGAGTTGAAGATCACATGGTTGTGGATGTGCTGCCGGTCAGTGTGCGTTGCCACTACAAAGGCGTGCTTGCCCTTGGTAAAGCGCATGGCCAGTTCGTAGCCCACCTTGTTAGCCTCCTCTGCAGTGATTTCTCCCGGACGAAAGGACTGCCGTATCTGATAAGCGATTACATCACTTTTCTGCCTGCGTCCGTTCACAAGGTCGTACTGCCGCTTGGTGAGCATAAATTCTTCATCTGCCGTCAGAGTGCTACAAGCATAGCTGCTGACATACTGTCTCTGCTCGGTCTTGTCTGGGTTTTCGATATAGTCCGTGCGATTTTTCAGGCAGGCCGCAACGGTCATGCCTTTGTTTTTGTGCAGCGCAATCAACCGTGTTGCTGCCAGTGCCATCACCTCCTACAAAAAATGCCGCACATCGGCGGCATCAAGATCATTTGGATAATTTCTCGTGATCGGCAGCACCTGCCAGATACATGGCTTCCTGCCGAACACTTTCCAATTCGTTGCTGATTGCATCCAATTCCAGATAGAGGCTCCATGCTTCTTCGCCGATAAGAGCTTTCAACGCAATCTCTGCGGCAATCTTTTTCTGGATCAGTGCATGATATTCATCATCGTCTGCAAGTTGTCGTTGCAGAATATCTTTCAGATTTTCCCAATAATAGTCGGTCATAGCATCTGTGTCCATCCAATCCCTCACAATCCGGCAAACCAGCCATTAAAACGCTCCGCCGCGTCCACGATCAAAGCCCCCATGAAGATCAGCGCAAAGCAGCCAAACTCTGCCACCAGCAAGATCAAAAACTGCAGCCACTCCTGACAATAGAGAGTATAGAGACCGCAGCCGAAAATATACAGCATGGGCAGTGCCAGCACAAACGCCGACAAGTTCAGCGTCCATTTCAGCATCAGTACCAGAAATGCACTCAGGAGAACCACAGGAAATAGGAGAACTCTTGCTACGAATTTCATATTGACACCGCCTTTCTGCTTTCAGTATATGGATAGAGCATGAGCCTGTCAATGGTGTTGCCGCCTATGTACCCCCGCAGCCCTCCAACTGCGGGGAGAAATTTAGAGATCAGCCAGCCGGGAAAGGATCTGCCGACCAATCTCAATCAGTTCATCCAGCCGCTGCTGCAGGTCCTCCATGTCGGCGGCATAGACCCGACCATTTTCATTGGCGGCTTTGGCGTACTGATTCAGGTTGTTGCTGCACATCTGCAAGAGATATGCCATGCGTTGCAGGTCTTTCAAGTCAAGGTGCAGGCAATAGCCGTCCAGTGCCATCTTGCGGATATAGGCACTCAGGCTTCGGATGCCCATGCCCAGCATCTTTTCATAAATGCGGTTCTTCTCGGTTTTTGTGGTTCTCAGGATGATGATCTCGTCCCGCTTTTCTTTCACCGGGCATCACCATCCTTGTCCAGATAGCTTTTGAAGGGCTTCACCGGCTCCGGCTTATCCGATTTTTCCTCCAGTGCCGCCAGCACCGAGGGGCGGCGAGGTGCATCCTCCTGTTCCTCCTCGTCCTGTTCCGGCTCATGGCTTTTTTCGTCCACATCCAACTGGGCGTTCAGCTCTACAAGGCGAGCCGACTTCTCTGCCAGTTCTTCCTCCTGCGGGAAGGGCTTTTCCACCTCAATTTGCGCCGCCGCCTGCTGCTGATGCAGAGTGGCCAGTTCATTCTCGGCAGAGGTGATGCGCTCTGGGAAGTTGTTCAGGGAGTTATCCAGACGTATGATGTTGCCCAGCGGGTCGGTGCCCAAGGGCACCGTGTACTTTCGCTGCCCCTTCAAAAGCGCCTGATATTCACTGCGGTAGGTGTCGAACCGCAGGGACAGCTCAAAGCCCCGGTAGTTGCCGATGACTTTTTCTTCGGCGTTTGGCAGTTCAGAACAAGCAAGCACCAGACGCTCACCGGCGGTCTTTTTCTCATCGTAGGTCACGCCCTTGATGGTCATGCCGCAGAAACCCTCTTGCAC